TCAAATTCTTCTTCTGAAGTTAGTTTTCTTTCCATTTTACTCACTTCCTTTACCTTGAAACCGTCATTTCATGACTGAAACATCAATAACATTGAATCCTGCATCTTCTAAGTCCTGTTCAACACAATATCTTAATGTTTCTTCTGATGATTCATTATCATAAAAATCAGCTTCAACTTCAACAATAAGCTTTGCCTTTATTTTATTTGGCTTATCTATTATTCTTGCCATCTATATCACCTCTTCCAATCTTCCAAGTAAATCATTCTTTACTTCGATTATTACATCCAATCTTGATTCAGTTGCAGTAACCTTACAAGCTTCTACATTATAGGTCATTTGCTTTTCTAAGTCAGATTCAAGTCTATCAATTTCTGTTTCAAGCTCACCAATATATTCAATAACCTTTTCTCTCATATCTGGTTGATTCTCATACTGATACAGCTTTTCCAATGGTTCTTGCATTGCTTTGTTTGCCTCAAAATCAGCTTCACCATACATATATATTTCTGTATTTAATCCGTCTAAATTCCATTTGACTTTCTGAATTAGTTTACTCATTGTTATCACAATCTTTCTAATTTTTTACATTATAATATTCTCTCTTGTAATGAAATAACTGCCAGTAGAAATACTAACAGTTATAATTCATATCACAAAGGATAGCTAACTATCAACTTGATTACTTTTCACATAATCCCACGAGATTTCTTCTGGCGCAGAATCTTCACATTCGAATACCGTAACATAACAATACCCATCTCTTACAAGCTGCTGTGCATTCTCTTTACATTCATCAAAATTATTAAAATCTCCTAGAATATAAGGCTGACCCATAAAATCATTTCCATCTTTTTCTTTATATGCGATTAAATACATTGTACCACCTTTTATTTGAGTGTAATATCAAAATATTTGATAAAATCCATACATCTTTTGATTACATACAATTTTTAC